GCGCCCGTGTGCGCTTGGTCAAACTGTTGCTTGGCTTGGCTCTCTTTGATCTGCGCACCAATACGCATACCATCAAGTTGAAGTTGGCCGGAAACTTTTTGTTCTTCAAGTTTCTGTTTATCTACCGTAGATGCAGCGTTAATTTGCATTTGCTGTTGTTTAAACGCCAACTCTTGTTGGGCTGTTTGCTGCGCCATCTGCATCTTGGTTTGTTCCATCTGCATTTTGGCCTGCTCAAGCTGCATCCGCATTTGGGCTTCTTGTTGTTTAATCTGCACTTCTTGCTGCTTGATCTGCAACTCGGCCTGTTGCATCTGCACCACAGGGTCTTGCTGTTGTTGCTGTGCTTGCTGTTGCGCCGCTTGCGCTTGGTTTTGTTGTACAACTTGTTGCGCCGCTTGCGCCATCATGGCCGACAAAGCAATCTCGATTTCTGGCGGCAACTTCTCGTCTTCGGGCGGCAATGGCATGCCCAACTGCGCTTCGATCTGCTGGCGCATCATGTATCCGACGTGCTCAGCAATGTGCGCTTGCAATGCCGCGCCAATCTTGGGGGCCTGTGGGTTCTGGCCAATCAATGCTGCAATCGTAGGGTCATGAATCATCGCGGTGTGAACAGCAATGTGTGACTTGTGGTCTTGGTGCAAAAATGCCTTTACGGGTTTACCCTTAAGGATGCCTTGGTTCTCCGTCACAGGGTCCACAGGCTTCATGTCCTCTTCCAGCGGGATCAATTTGTCTGGGTTTTTGATGCCTAACACTTCCAGCATCCTGCGGTGCAACTGAGGCAGGTCATAGATGTCCGGTGCCATCTGCGCCATCTGGATAACAGCTTGGTACTGAACAACGCGTTGACTCATGGTCGCAGCGTTGGGGTCACTCACCGGAATAATGTCAACGTGCTTGTAATCGCTGGATTTAGCACGGGGTCCTTTGTCGCCTTCGGGCTCGTAGCCGTAGTCGTCATCAGAGAAGTCACGAATGATTACTGCCAGCAACTTCAACTCTTGCTTCAAGGCAAAATGCACACGGGCCTGCACAGCCGTCATCACCTTCAACTGACGCTCAAGCAAAGCAAGGGTTGTGCCCACGGGGGCTTGGCCAGACATGTCGCTGACCTTCATGTCTGCTGTTGCAGCAAACCTACGGCCTTCATCCACCACGTTCTGCAACAGGGTATACAGCGTCTGGCTTGGCTCTTTGTATGGCAGTGGCAAGATGTTGTCGCGGATTGTGCCCGCGCCCACATCTACGTCACGGAATTCTCCGGGAGCGATCGGCGTGTCATCACCTTTGATGCGGAGCCCACGAGTCTTCAAACCACCGGGCAAGTTAGACAACGTGCCAGCATCTATCAACTGACGCATGAGCGATGTCGCTGACTTGGCAAACCCCCCAATGAGATGGAACAGCCCGAAGCCGTAGGCTCCAAAGCCGGGGATGTACTGGTAATGCACGAAGTGTTGGCGCTTCAGTTTGAGCGGGTCATCTTGTTCCCAGTTGCGGCGGATGGCCAGCACCGTGTTCGTGCCTCTAATAAGGGTAACTACGTATGGCAGTGCGATGCCTGTCTCGCCGTCGTCATCCTCGTCTTCGTAGCCTTTCAAGTCCAAGTCAACATTGCACTCCAGCAACGTAAACCGATCGTCATTCAAATCACTGAACCCAGTCTCTTTGTCTTTGGCTTTCTGAATATCGCTCTGTGCTTTGTCCGGCTCACCCAACTCCACGTCACGGTAAAAACCCGCGGACTGCAATTTTGTAATCTCGTTCTTGGTTTTGCGCATAACGTGCGTCACGCGGTAGCAAGTCTGGATGTCCGATGTGCCGTAGGGCAACAGCATGTCCTCGGCAGGCACAAAGATCGACACCTGACGGCCAAGGCCCGGATCGTAATACACCTTTTTAAACGCCGAGCCCGTAGCTGGCAGTGACCACAACATGCGCTCATGCTCTGGGCGGAACTCCACCATCTTCTCAGTAAGCTGGTAATTCATGTCTTGCTCGACACGCATCGCAGCTTCTTTTTTCTCTGGGGTCTCTTTGCCAATGATTTTGGTACGTACTGGCCCTTGTGCAGGGAACGTTTCAGTAATGGTTTCCGCTTGGAAGCGCACCACAGCTTCAGTAATCATGGGGTGAAACACACCGCTTGCACCGTTCCACGGCTCTGTGCGCTCTTCCATGTTCAAGCCCAAGAGCTTTAAGCCTTCTGTGTAGGCTTTTTCCCAGTCTTTCCGGCTGTTTTTGTCTTGTTCTATCTCATCTACGAGGGTGCTGGCCATGCTTGCCATGGCCCCTTCGGCCATTTCTTCGGCCAAATTGGCACCGAAATCCTCTTCATTATCCCCCATTTCAAGGCTAATTTCAAGGTCTCCGACCCCAATTTTTACCGCTTCAGGGTCCACAATCTCGATTTCAATTGGTTCTTCCTCTTGCGCCAGTGCATCTATGCCTGCTGGCTGTTGGTAGAGGGCTTTGTCTATGTTGGTGGCCATATCAAGATTTCTTTCTTAGGGTCGCACGGTTGGTGCGGGGGTCATATTTGTATGCCGCTGGTTTGTTACCGCTGCGTGTACTCTCGCGGTTAATGGCGCGTTCTTTGGCAGTCATAGCATCGCGCACTTTCCCTGCCTTCGTCAACTCTCCCTTGACGTTCATATCCCCACGCTTCTTGAGAATGGTTTCCGCTGATTCTTTGGAGCCAACTTGCGCCGCCAAGCGGTCAATTAGTTGGTTTTTTCCCGTAAACTTTTGTGTTGCCATATTAATAATACGCTGCTTTGCGGGGTATGGAGTAAATGTCGTCCTTCTGGTCACTATCCAAGCTGATGAACCCACCGCTACGAAAGCGATGCAGCGCCATACTTGTACAGTCAACCATGTCATCGTGGTCTGACGCGGGAAATGCGGCTACCTGCTCCACAACTTCCTCCGCCCAGCGCCTACCAGCAGGATACCAGACCATACCCGATCTGAAAATATCCGCAACGGCATTTAAACGCGCAACTTTATCACCCGTGCCCCTGTGCGGGGTAAATTCCGACACCGGAATGCCCATTCGGCGCAATTCTTGGAACAGCGGAGTGCCGTTGGACTTCTTCTCCACCACAAACGCATCGGGTTCCCACTCCTTGTACTCCCGCAGGGCCAAATCTTTCAACTCTGGAAACTCCACCCGCCTGTTTATGGAGTTCAGCAAGATAATATTGGCCTTACCCTCCGTGCGACGGGCATCCGTGAACACCCCCCACGTCAGGAGCGCCGTAAAGTCAGCACGGTTGTTCATTTCTGCCGCCGCGTCAAGGGTCATGATGACAAAATCTACCTCCGGCGGGTCTTCCTCTTCCCACTGCCGCCACCATTCACGTTTTATGAGCGCACCCTCTTCGCTGGTGGGCTGCTGTTGATACTGCGCTTGCCACTGATACGACGGCATGGACGCTTTCGTCCTATGCAACGCGTCAAGATCAAAGAAGTCTGGCCACAACGCTTTTTCAGTGTCGGTGTTTTCGTTAAAAATGGCAGGGAATTCAAAAAACTCGTACTGATCCGACTCTTCGTTGCGAGTCATGTCCTTGGCCATCATGCCAATCAGGTCCCCGGGGTGCCAGCGGGTATGCACAATCGCTACCCGACCACCGGGCATCAAACGTGTACGGGCTCCGAACGTAAACCACTCATACGCCTTTTGAAAAACTTCAAAGTTGCCGTTCAAAATGTCTTGCTCAGAGAACGGATCATCCACGATCAAAAAGTCCGCGCCCCGACCAGCCAAAGCGGAGCCTACACCGCAGGCAAAGTACTCGCCCCCAGAGTTTGTATTCCACCGCCCAGCAGATTTGGAATCCGCTGACAACTGCACGGTTGGAAAAATTTCTTTGTACGCCGCCTGATCTACCAAGTTGCGTACCTTTCGGCCAAAGTCCACCGCCAGATCGGTGGTGTGCGACACCATCAGTACCTTCTTGTCAGGGAAGTGGCCAAAGAACCATGCAGGGAAATACACCGAGACCAAAAACGATTTGCCATGACGCGGTGGTATGGACACACCAATCCGGTCTTTGCGGTTAAACGCCATGTCTTCCAACAACTTGGCCAGACGTTTGTGGTGCGGCCCA